GTCGTACGCGAGGAAGGCGTCGTCCTCGATGCCGAAGAGCGGGAGGAGCGACTGGTTCAGCGTCTCCTCGTCCATGCGAAGAAGCGGGAGGATCGTGTTCGCCTTCCAAGAAGCGAAGCCGACCTGCGCCGAGGCGAGGTTCGGGTCGTTCGCCTTCAGCATCGAAACGGGAACGCCGAACACCGCGGCGATCTCCTCGATGATCTCGACGCGGCCGGCGAGATCCTTCGTCGGGAATCCCATCGGCTTCAGGTCGACATCCGACGACATCGTGAGGAAGCGTCCCGTTCGCTGCCGGCCGCGCAACTTCTCGTCGATCTGCACCTCTAGCCGCTCGATCTCCTCGGGCGCTGCTACGCCCTTGAAGGTGAGGAGGTAGTCGGGTCGCGCGCGGTTAGCAAAGAACGCGAGGTCCATGTCGTGGATGGCCTCGTTCGCCATCGCCGCGCCCCATGCCGCCTCGGCCTTTCCGAGACCGTAGTAGAGGTCCGCGGGATTCGGTCGCTTGAAGTGGATCACCTCGTCATCTGGGAAGAAGCGACGCTGCTCACGGCTCGCGCCGTAGAGGAAGCCGTCGATCAACTTCTGCTTGCCGGGGACGATCTCGATCCACTGGCTCGGCATGACCCAGAGTTCGGACGGCCGTCCGAGCGTCTGGTCGATCACGGGATGGAGGTACGCGTTGCCCGTGAGTTCCGTATAGAGGACGCGCAGGATGGTGCCGTCGAATCCGTTCGTGTACGGATTGAACTTCGACAACACCTCAAGCACCGGGTGCATCTCGGTGACTACCTCGTAGTCGTCGCCGTACTCGGCGGCCTTCGACATGACGCGCGGCGACGGTTGCGCGGAGAGATCGCCGGCGAGGTACGCCTTCGTCCGCAGTCCTGGTCGTCGCGTCTTCCAGAGCGACTTCTGCTCGCCTCGGCGACGGACATACAGTCGGATCGGCTGCGACGCGACCGCCACGGCGTTGAGGTTCGCCGCCGCGTAGATCCAGCTGCGGTAGGCGTTGACCGCGGCAAGCGCGGAGAACGGCTGCCGCTTGCCATCGCCGCCATTCATCACCTGCATCGAGGTTTCGATATACCGCTGCGAGGTGAATGCACGCTTGATTCGGGAGAGGAGGTTCATCAAATGACCTTCATGATGAGCGGGCGGCGTTGCCGCCGCGCGTGGAGTGCGAGCGCGAGAGCGCATACACCGTCGTCGTGGCCGGCGGTCGCCTCGTACTGAACCGCTCCCTTCGGGGAGTATCGGAAGCCAAACGACTCCAGTTCAGAGCGGAGCCAGCCTTCTGGGAAGCCTACCTCACCAGTCTGCACCGCGATCTGTAGTCCTTCCATCAACTGCTGTTTCGACTGCGAGGTGAACTTGAACCCCTCGGTACGGCGGCAGACCTTGCGGAGATCCTCGACGATCGGATCGCCGACGCCCGTCGAGTCGATCTGCGCCGGCAGCTGCCCGATCATGCGCGCGAGGCGTTCGCGCGTGACGGTCCACGGCGACTGCCACCGCTCGAGACGGCACACATGGCCGCGCGCGTCGAGCGCGACGGCGACCGTGTAGTCCTGGCTCTTGGCGAGATCGACGCCCCAGACCTCTGGAGCGGCATCGGACATCGGCGAGATGCACGCGCGGATTGCGTCGAGGCCGAACGGGTTCCCGCCGTCCTCCGCGGGGATTCCCTCGTACTCCTGCCGGAATACCTCGGCAGGCAGCATCCGCCGCGCGGCGTCGATCTCCTCGGGCGGTAGGTGCGGGTTGCTTGCCGAGCCGATGCGGAACGCCCGCATCTCGCCCGTCGTGTCGCCCTCGGCTTCGAGGAAGAGTCGGTGGAAATCACCCGTCCCCTTGGGCGTCCCGAGGAAGAGCGCGTGTCCCTTGCGGTCGGTGAGGGTCGGGCGGATCGCCTGCCGCCAGATCGAGAGCAGATGCGAGACGAAACCCGCCTCGTCGATGACCACCAGATCGTAAGAACGGGATCGGCCGGCGTCCTCGTCCTCGAGCGACCAGAACTCGATCGCGCCGCGCGTCTTCAGTTCGATGCGCTTCTCAACGCGATCGTGCCTTGCGATCAACGGCTTCAGCGCGACCTCGAAGTCGCGCACGGGGCCGGCGAGGTACTTGTATGACGGCGCGAACCAACCGACCGTCTTCCCGCCCATCGCCTGGTACTGAGCGAGGACATGGCCGAAGGTCGTCTTCCCCCATCGGCGGCCGATCTCCAGGACGGAGAAGCGCGCGAGGTTCGCGTATACCTCTCGCTGCGATTCATGCAGGACTGCCTCTATGCGCGGAACGCGTACCCTCACGCATCGGTCCCGCTCTTCGGGATCGGCTCGATGATGACGGTCTCCTCGCGGATCTCCTGGTCGATCCGCTCTCGCTGCCCGAGCAGCTGCTTGCCGAGCCAGATGAGCATGGCGACATTCCCGTCCTTCGCCTTGTTGTACTGCCATCTGCGCAGCGACGACCGAAGGCGCGCGCCTCCGCGCTCGATCGCCTCATGGACATCCTTTCGTCGCTGCAAGGTCTTGGTGGACACCTTCATAACGACCGCGATCTCGTCCTGTGTGCATCCGATCGCGGCGAGGTTCTCGACCGCTTCGATGTCGACTGGCTTGGTTGTTCCCTTGGGTCGGCCCATGGTTCACCTCGCTTCGAGCGTCGCCTTCTTGCCCGTCAGCGTCTCCCATCGCTTCACGATGACATCGCAGTATGCGGGACTAATCTCCATGCCGTAGCACTTGCGGCCGAGTTGCTCGGCGGCGATCAGCGTCGTGCCAGATCCGAGGAACGGATCAAAGATCGTCTCACCTGCGCGCGATCCATCCTTGACCGCCTGGGACCAAAGTTCAATCGGTTTCATGGTCGGATGCTCTCGGCTCGCCTTTGGACGATCGTATGTCCAAAGAGTCGTCCTGGTTCGATCCTTGTTCAGATGCCTCTCGCCTGGAATCCATCCAAAGAGAATCGGCTCATGCTGATAGTGATACTCCGAATGACCGAGCACCATCGAATCCTTAGCCCAGACCATGATCTGCCTTAAAATTCCGCGTCGTTTCCAGTCATCCGCAAACAGAATATGCAACGGTCTCGCCGGGACCGTTGCATACCAGTATGCGCCATTCCTCGATATTGACTGCGCATTATCAAAAGCAGCAGTGACAAGTCTTGAAAGCGAAGACTCGTCAAGAGCATCATTCTCAACCGTCAGAGCGTCCTTCGTCTTTCCAACATATGCAACGCCGTATGGTGGATCGGTCAAGACCATATCTGCCTTGCTGGATGACATCAGCCGCGCAACATCCTCGGCCTTCGTCGAGTCGCCGCAAAGCAGGCGATGCTCCCCGAGCAGCCACAGATCTCCCGGCTTCGTGATCGGATCAGCCGGTGGCTCGGGAACCTCGTCCTCCGTCACCTCCTCAGGCGCGAGAAGAGCGTCGATGTCCTTGGCGTCGAATCCCGTGTCCAGAGCAAGAGACTCGTCCTCGATCTGAAGCGCCGCAAGCGTCTGCGCCAGAGCATCGTCGTCCCACTCCGCGAGTTCCGCCGTGCGGTTGTCCGCGATGGCGTAGGCGGTCGCGTCCGATCCCGTCAGGCCCGTGCGGACTATCTCGATCTGCTTCCAGCCGAGATGCCGCGCCGCCTGGAGCGTGCCGTTGCCGGCGATGACGATCCCTTCCTTCGTGACGACGATCGGCTTCTGCTGGCCGAAGCGCTTCAGGCTTGCCACGATCGTCTGGATGTTGCGGTCGGGATGCCGCCGCACATTCGCGGGGTCGAGCGAGATGGAGTCGATGGCTACGGTCTCGGTCTTCATAGCGCGCCCCCACCCGTGAGCACCAGCTGCGCGCGCTCGACCAGATCCTCGGCGTCGGAATGCACCCACCAGTCCTCGATGTGCGCGTGCTTGCCGTCGACCTCGCAGCCGACATCGCAGACGCGGACATAGCCGTGCCACTCGAGCAGGTTCCGCATCAGGTCGCGGCGCTGCGATCCGTTCT